CTGATAATTGTTCTAAATCTCTATCGTCAATAACTTCTGCTAAGTTGGAATAGAATTCAATTTCAGGAAGCGCTTCTCTTGGATCGAAGTCGAGCGTTGCTCCTCCCTCTTCATCCATTTCAATCTCTAATCCTTCAGGTGTAGGGACTCTTTGTCCGTCAACAACAACTTCTGTATCAGATTTAATAATCTCTAATTCAGGAGGTGATCCTGTTTGATATAATCCTTTGTCTATATTATCTGCCATTGTTTAAAGGTCTCGTTAGATAGTTTATATCAACTAATCCGCCATTTACAAGTGAAGGTATCTCCGGTAAGGAAATACTTCCTCCTCGTTTTTTAGAAGTTACTTCTTGTCCTCTTGCTTGTCCGATTTGCGATCCGAAGAGGTCCGTAAGTTCTTTGAGGTAATTACCGATATCGGACCAGCTTTTAAGCGGCGTAACTGTTCCGGCCTCGTCGCTAAAATACTTTTTAAAACTTTCACCATTTTTATCTTTACTCCAATCGTTTCTTAATTTCTCTAATTCTACTTCTGTTATAATTGGTTGTACAGTAAAATCAAGATCTTTTGTAAAGGTAGAAAATTGATTATCTATAAAATCTTGCATATAAGGTAATACATCTGCCTTTTTTAAAGGTGAATTTTTAATGGCTTCATTATCGACAATGATTCGAATACCTACATTTCCGTCTAAATCAACTATTGGCTGATATCCTCTAAAAAGTCCATTAGCATCATTTTGAACAAAAAACTCAAAGAACTGTTTTAAAGTATCGCTGTCCCTTAGATTATTACTTCCTTCTTCGAAAAGATCTACTCCATAATGTTTAGGGTTCTTGGTTAATTCTTTGCTACTGTTTACCCATACCTCTGTTTGATTTAAAAGATAGCCCAACATCGCTCCTGCTTTTTTAGCATTTTCTTTAGAAGCAAAAGTTTGTTGAACAGTGGAAGGATTTTGATAAAGCTCCCATCCACCTGTGCCGTGAACAACACCGGAAAAATCTGTTCCAAAAGTTTCATTCACCATTTCAATGGCTCTTTCTGTTACTGTGTTATTTATTTTTTCTTTTTCAAATGTTTCTAAATTTTCATAGGCTTCTCCGAATTGATTAGCCCATGGAGACCCTTCACCAGGGGCGACTTCCATCGAAAGTCTTCTTAAGTTTCTTTCTAAGGCCATTGTAATATCTCCACTGGTCCCTAAGTCACCATACATATCCGTTAAATTCATCCATCCAATCGCTTGAACCTCTGCTGGAAGCCAATCAGATTTACCCAACCAATTTATCTCATTTAAATGTTTGGTTAACTCATTACCAAACACTGCTCTGTTCTCATATTTGGTTCCAGTAATTCCTCCTTGACCAAAATCTGTTTTAACATTGTCAGGAATTTCATAACCTAATTTTCTTAACTTGTTTAAATATGTTTCATCAACTAATCCTGTATCTCTAGCTGTATGTACATCTACTACAAAAGGCATTCCTCCCGCTTCGTCATTACCCATAAATGATCTAGTAGTCTTCCCTGTACCTGCATCAATAAAGTCTGAAATTTTTGCTCCTATACCCCTGTCAGATACTTTTTCAAAAATAATGTTTTTAATATTATTTGTTGGGTCAGGTAATCCTTTTCCTTTTATTTCTTCAAAAGGAACTCCTTGTTTATACTGTTCGTATACATACAAAACATTCGTTAAAGCATTTGTAGGAGACTCGTTTATTTGTGCAGATAACCATGCATTGACTAGTTTGTTTCTTTCTTTTTCATCTTTTGCTCCTACTCGATCAAATTCTGAATATATTTTTTTATACCAATTAGCTGCCTTCATAATATCTTTTTCTGACATATTGTTTTCAACTTTTTCTCTCCAGTCATCAAAAGTAATATTACCAATTGCAATATCTGGTAAAGTTGTTCCGGCCGGAGCTTCTAAAACAATTCTATCGTTTTGAGGTCCACCAGGGTAAGTAGTTATTTTTCCTTCTTCTAATTTTTTTAATCGATCAGTATGTAATCTTATATTGTTATCTGTTTTCTCTTTAGGAAATACAATTCCCTCTCCTAAAATTTCTTGAGCAGGTTCTTCTATTGTTTCTACTAACTGCGAAAAACTTTGTTCTGAAGTAGGGCTTACCTCAGTTTCTTTTTTAAGAACGGGTTTTCTTACAAGATTATTAGCATCTCCTTCAAAACCCATACTATTATAAAACTTCACCAATTGTTTTGTATTTAAAGTTTTACTTCCAAAAGGTTGAGCAGTTCCTTGAATCGTTACTCCATTTTCGTCGGCTAATTTAAATAATTCATTTAAAACATCTTTGGCAATTCCCTGTCCTTGCATTTCAACAGGAACACCGATGGCATCTAAGTCCATGACGTTATCCTGACCCATAGTGTTTGCTAGTTCTATTGTTGCATGGACCTTGCCATCTTTAAATAATAAAAAATTATTATCAGATCTTTTCATCACATCTATCGCCACCTGATAGTCTCCCAAAGTCCCTAGTTGTTTGGGCATCGGAAACATTTTATTTTCCCAACCTTCAGCAAATAAATCATTAGGGTCTCTTTGTATGTTTTGGTTTTTTACTCCGGCTATTTGTGTAAAAATTTTTTCATTAGGTTTTAATTCTTCTTTTGTGTCTTTTTTAGTTTCTTCCGCTGTCATAATGTAATCAGAGGGCTTTACTTGAGGAGCAGCGGTAAATCCAATGTCATCAATACTAACTTTTCCATAAGGAATATCTGGAGTGATTAAGGGTTCAAAATCTTGTTGTACTTCCGTAAATCCTACATCATCAACTGTAACCTTTTTTTGATCAGGAATAACATCGGCTGGTTTGTTTAACTCTTCATTAAATTTTCTCTCTGCTTCAATATCAGCTTCTCTGGGAGCATAAACAGGTCCGGCCGGTGTATCTTGAATTTGATTAACGACTGAGCTTAAAGAAGACCCTGTTAAAATATTTAAAACATCATCAAAGGGAATTTCATTATTGGAAAGCGCATTCATTATTTGATTGGCATTCTGTGCACCAACGGTGCTAATCAATAGCGGCCCTAAAATTTTAGGGTTCGATGCTGCCCGCTTTAAAAATTCCATGGGTATTTGTTGTATTGCCATTAATCACCTTCCACGGTCCGCGTTTCGCTGGTCAATGACCTCTTGTCATCATCTACGATCAGACCTCTATCATGAGTTATACCTTGTTGATCATATTTTTCCAAGATCTCAATGAGTTCATCTTTCGATAATTGATCCATGGACTCTTCCGCTTTATTTTTGAGATCATAAAATCCTGCCACTCTTCCTCTTGCGACTTCCGCGTTAATGGCTGCCGAATAGTGTTTATCGGACCGCGCTTCGTCGCGCATTTCTTTGAGCGCGGTTAAATGAGAAGCCATGGAGACACCGGAGGTCTCATACAAATCTTGTTTCATTTCATTGATCGCTTCAACAATATAAGGATTCAATTTAGGGTTTAATAATTCATAAGCTGTTTGCCGAGCTCGATTGTCGGAGTACCCTGCCTTGCGGGCCGCCTCGCTTGCGGAAATTTTTCCGGTCAACGTTCCTTGGACATAGTTCGTAACAAACAACATTTGCTTAGGCGTTAGCTTTTGCTTAAGCCTTCGATCTTCAGGATTTATTTTTTTAACCATTGTAGTATTCATATTTTCGTTCACTCCTTGGTATATAGTTTTCTTTTTCATCATCAGCTAATTCGACCAAGTTTCCTTGACGATATCTTAACAAAGCCAATGTCATAGCGTCAACTAAATCATCATGCTCTCCAAAAGGAAAGGAAGCACACTCTTCCATCATTTCTATCGCCCATTCGTCATTGGACCGCCACACGCGGCCCGATTCAAAAATGGGAGCAACAGTATTAACACGGACATGTTTGTCCTGACCGCGGTTCGGGGAGTATGCAGTCGCGTGGATACCGGCTCGTCGAAGCTCGTGTATCAAGGGCATCCCGGTTGCTTTCGCTTCAATGATGACCAGCTCAGGGTCCCAGTACCTAAGGTTTTCCATGGCCATTTTTTTAAGTTCAGGAAAATCCCATCGACCTTTTTCTACGTCTAACAAAATAATATGGGGATCATTTCCTT